TGACAATTTACGATACGGATTTGGGGGAACAAATTAAAGAACTAAACATCTGTCAAACTTGTATAGACGGGGCGAAGCGAGAAGGGGTGGAGGTTAAGGAATTATGATTTGTCCTAATGATGGTACTCAAATGCACCAGTTTAACAAAGAAGGCGGAGGTGTTTCGCTTGATGATTATTATGAGACGTGGGAGATTAAAGTATGCGAAAAATGCGGGAGGAAGGTGAAGGAATTTTATTCCGTTAAAGATGTGGAAGCCTAACTATTTATATAATGGTTTTAAAACCAAAGAAGAAGCAAAAGCGGGGGTGTTTAATTACTTATTGAAACATCAGCAGGCGATTGTTAATCATGGATTTTCTAACGAAGTTATGTTTACAATGGGGGATATGGAGTTAATTTTACATGGGAAAGGTAGAGATTTGGACAAAGCAAAGGCGAAAGCTAAAGATTGAGTACGAGAAACGTGGAATCACGACATGCGAACTTCGCTTTCCCGGTTGCTGGTTTGATAACGCCCTGGGTTTTGCCCATCGTTATAAGAGATCAGATCCCCGATGCGAGCATACCTTTAAGGGGACAATCCTTGCCTGTAATCCCTGTCACGATAAAATAGAATACGATAGGGAATTAACCCGAGCCTCTTTTAATAAACTTCGTGGTATACTTTATGAGTGAATCAACTAGATCTCGTTCAAGCCGCTTCCTTTAATTGCATAAGTTTTATTTTGTCAAACAACCTCGTCAACGAAAACGGCTCTCCTTTTGAGTTCAAGGATCATTCATTTATGATTGATCCTTATCTTGATAATACTCCAAAACAAGTTATCTTAAAGTGCGCGCAGATTGGGTATTCTACAATGGCGATTCTTCGTTCCTTTCATCTCGCAAGGTTTGCCGGAGCGAATATCATCCATACTTTTCCGTCACGCAATATGTCTAAAGACTTCGTAGTTCCGAAAGTTGATCCCCTGATTGCAAGAAATAAAGTTCTTAGGGATATGATCGGGGTGGATTCAGTTGCTCTAAAGCAGGTCGGGGATAGATATATCTATTATAGGGGTTCTTTTGAGCAGACTGAGGCGATTTCTATTTCCGCGCATATTCTTATAAACGACGAGTATGACCGGTCTAACCAGCAGGTCTTAAAAACTTACAGGTCAAGATTAGACGACGCAAAACGTGAACGGCCCGAACTTGGCTGGGAGTGGGCTTTTTCAAACCCCTCAATCCCTGGATACGGAGTTGATGCCCTGTGGGTAAAATCCGACCAGAAGCATTGGTTTGTCAAATGTAGGTACTGTTCTTACGATTGGTATCTTTCTTTTCCCGATAACATAGACTTTGACCGTAAAATCAGAATTTGCGCCAAATGCCACGAACCCTTGACTAAGACCGATCTTAAAAACGGCCGTTGGGTTTATAAAACGAAGTCTGATACCTCAGGTTACTGGATTTCCCAGATGTTTGTCCCATGGATTTCGGCCGAGCAGATCATAGAAAAATCACAGGGAGATCAGGATATTTTTCATAATTTTGTTTTAGGACTTCCTTTTGTTTCCAAGGATACTTCTGTGACACGGGAGGCGATAATTAAATGTCTTTCCCCAGGGTATAATCCTCGTACAAACGTTGCCATAGGAGTTGATAATGGGGTTGTTAAACACTACGTTATAGGAAACCGCTACGGAATCTTCCAGATCGGATCAACCGAAGATTGGGAGGAGATTGAACGCTTGAGAAACCACTTCGGTGCTATAATGGTAATTGATGCGAACCCTTACCCAAACACCCCACAGAAGTTGGCAAGTAAATATCCTGGACGAGTTTTTATCCATTATTACCAGTCGGACAAGAAGACCCTTGATGTCATCCGTTGGGACGGAATGGTTGTCAAGTCGGATCGTACCAAAATTATTGATTCGGTTGTTTCAGAGATTAACTCCAAAGATGTTGTATTTAACCTTACAGAGAACGCCCTTGAGGATTATATTACCCATTGGAAGAATGTATACCGCATTATCAAGGATACTTCTGAAGGAATTAAGAAACCTGTATGGGAAACTATAGAAGGACGGCCAGACCATTTTGCGCACGCTATGGTTTATTGGCGTATAGCTTTGGAACAGACCATAGGTCAAGGGCGGATTGCGACTCCGGCTCCCCCTGGAGGGCATAAGGGAAGCGCTTTTGTATCTCAGGACGGGACTGTTCCCGCTCTTAATATAGAAGAGGTTTTAGAACGCGCGAGAAATAAGCGTGGTTGGAAATCGCTATGAAATTTTACGACAATCAAAATGACGATTTGGAACCTATCTATACGGAGGAAGAAAGGTTTATTACTGTTTTTTTAGCTAACTTTGCGACGGGTACTAAAAGAAACTTTAGATGTTTTAATTGTTCAAAATTATTATGTCAGTATGAATCAGAGGTAGTTGCTGTTATAGATACGGGGGAAACTCCTAAAAATAAATCTTCACTTGAAGTTCTTTGTACCCGTTGCCGTATAAAATATCGCTTTCTTTGGTAATTTTATTCGTGATATAATCAATACATGGAACCAAACCGAACCGATACTTTATCAAACCCCGAACTTAGGGAGGAAGTTTTATCCCGCGCCGATGCTCTTTCACTTTCCTTGACTCCCGAAAGAATTATTGAGATTATCGGAAGACGCGTTGGAGATGGGGAGAAATTCTGGAACGAAAAACTTGATCTTAAAAAAACTCGCGAAGATAACGAGAAGAGATACCTTAACCAAAATTTTGAAGTAGGAGCTAACTCCCTCTATGATTATCAAGTTCCTTATAAAGACAACCGAATATTCGTTTCCGTTGAGACTTTGGCTTCAAATATTGTTTCCCGCCTTCCGTCTCCCGAAGTCATAGAGGCGCAAGATACAGATGCATCACGGGAACTTGCTTCAAACTACTCTAAGGTCTTACAGCAAACCGCTAAGGATAATTTACTTAAAGGGCATCTTCAGATGGTCGCGCGGCACTTAATTATGGGTTATCGCTTAGGAGTTGTTAAGACTTCATGGGATTTTAACGGAGGGAGGCTTACGGAGAATGATACTTACACAGGGGACATCGCTCTTAATTTTATCAGACCGCATAAGATAATCATAGACGAATCGGCCGAAGACCCAGACAATGTTCCTTTGATTGCCGAGTCCTTATCAAAAACAGTTGAAGAATTAGGGTATCAGTTCCCCGATAAGAAAGATAAAATAATAGAGACAGTCGGAAAAGGCATGGGCGCAAAAGTCAACATGGGGTCCAAGTTGGGCTACAAGGAAATTTGGTTTTCCTTCTTAGACGATAAAGGAATCAAGAGGGAGGGAGTTTGCTGGAAGTATAACGAACTTCTCTTAGACTATGGAATCAATCCTTATTATAACTATGAAGATTCATCCAAGAGCAATTTCCTGGAGAAACCTGAGAAACCCTATGTCCTTTTTAATTTCTTGAGAATTGGGCGATGGGTATATGATGACACTTCCCTAACCGAACAGGCTGCCGTTTTGCAGGATGTTTTGGAGAAAAGAGGCCGTCAGATTGTTGAGAACGCAGATCAGGCGGTTGCCGCCAAGATTTTCAACACTATGCAGATTGACGCTGGGGCCGCCGAGAAGTATGTCGGTGATCCAAGACAAAACATTTTAGTTAAGGGAGATGTGCGAACCGCTTTTGCCCGTGTTCCGGCCCCACTTCTTCCGAGTTATGTTTATCAGGACAAACTTGACGCCCGAGCTGAGATTGATAATATCTTTGGGACTCACGCTCCATTACGAGGAGAAAAGACCGAATCTCCGACATTAGGCCAGGAGGTTATGTCACAACGTTCCGATCTTGGCAGGACTACGACTTTGGTTGAGTCTATGGAAACGGGGGCGACTAAGGTTTTCCATCACATAACTCAGCTTTATAAGGTTTTCGCGAAAGAGGAACATATCCGCCGTTACGTTGGAGAGGATGGACAGAGGGCATTTATCAACTTTTCATCCGATAGAATTGAAGACGGGGTTCAAATTTTCGTTCAGGCGGGTTCTATGGCACCGCAGGATAAGCTCTCCGACAGGCAGGAAGCGGTAGAGTTGGCTAAGATCGGCGGCAGAATTGATCCTTTGTCATTTGCCGAGAAGTGGCACATAGACAAGCCCCGTGAGTTTGCGACTAGACTTTTTTACTTTCTCTTTATGCCCGATAAATACGCGGCCGAGGTTCTTAAGATCGGCCAGTCAGGCGGAGATCAGGATGCTATGCAAGCGATTCAAAGAATACAAGCAGGAGAGAATGTTCCGCCACCTCAAAATCCTACTAAAGAGTATTTAGCGTATTTCAGTCAATTCATTAAGTCTCCCGCTTTCAAACAGCTTGATCCTGAAGTTCAGCGGATAATGCTTGAACATATCAGGGCAACTGTTGACGCCGCAAAACAGGGTTTGGGAGGACAAGGGGAGCAAGGGGGGGCAACAAGAACAGAGTGGGGGTATAATAGACCGAGTCAGAGGAATTCTTGGAGGTAATCAAAATGTTACTTGAAGATGAAAAGAAATTCATAAGGGGAATGTCAAGAGATGAGTTTATACGTGCGTTACGCTACAGGGCTTTTAAGTTTGATAAAAGATATGAAACTATGCCAAAGTCCGTAGAAGAAATAAGAATGGATATGTATAGAAGGGGAATTAAAAATACAAAAAATCCAAGAATGAGAGTGTTTGTTTAATTATGCCAGTAACAATTTCAAAAAAGGATCATTCATATTCTGTTAGCACGCCTAGCGGAACGAAGGCAAAGTCAACTTCCCTTAGAAAAGCATTAGCCCAAAGAAATTTATTAAATGCTGTTGAGCATTCTTCGTGGCGGCCTACAGGTAAACCTTCTCAGATGGCAATGAAAAAGCATGTTATGAAGATGAGGGCTAAAAAAAAGTAGGGGCTTGACAAGATATGTTATAGTCAATATACTATTAACAAGAGACCAAAAGAGTCCGAAGCATTTTGCTTTCGGACTTTTTTATTAAAACATGGTATTTGGAAATCGCGTCACTACAATCACTCAAAACACAATCCTTCCCAAGGTATTTGATACTATTCTCGGAGATAACTGGATTACCTTTAGAATCATCTCAAACGCTAAGAAATGGTCGGGACATACACTTGATCGCCCTCTTAAAGTTACTAAATCTACTCTAGGTGGTTCTTTCTCGGGTATGGACACCCATTCTACTGCAACAGTTGATACCCGAGTTTTGATGTCTTATGATACGAGAGGTTATGAGATGCCAATCGCGATTCCAGGAATGGAGAAGGCGGTCAATAGAACAGAGGCTGAGGTTATTAACTTAGTCCGAGTTGAGACAGAATCTGCCCAAGAGGACGCACTTGATGATATCGGTACAATACTCTATGCGGATGGAACTGGTAATTCAAACAAAGAATTTTTAGGCTGGGATGCTTTGATAGATGACAACACATCTGTCGTTACACTCGGAGGACTTTCAAGGACTACTTATCCCACTCTTAAAGGAACACGAACTGCTTCGGGTGGAACTTTAACTTTAACAAAAATTGCAACTCTCATTTCAGCTGTATCCGCAGGATCGGCGGCACGGCAACGTCCGACAGTCTTTGTTTCAAATGAGACGATCTGGGATTTATATGAATCTCTGTTGACTCCTACACAACAGGCAACTTACGAATCAACCGGACTTCCGATGATGACTAGGACTTCAAAGGCTCCTATTCGTTCGGCAGAACTTAAAGGCGCGGCAGGGTATGTTGCTCTTACTTTCAGGGGTATTCCTTGGATTGCGGATGAGAAGTCTACCGCACAGACACTTTGGGCGGCAAACGAGAACTATATTGACTGGTATGGACTCAACGATCCTGATCTTGAATCCATAAGTCTTGGGACTGCGGATATTGAGGGAGTTTATTCTGAAGCTCCATCTAAGAACACCGGATTTCAGTGGACAGGCTTTTTGAGACCGATCAACCAATATGGTGAGGTTGCGCACATTTACTTACTAGGCAATCAAGTTACGTTCAACCCGAAACGCCATGGGAGGCTAACCGGAATAACGGGAGTTTAATATGACAGATATATTACAAAACATATACGACGAAAGTTCAGGACAACAGCACAAACTGGGGGAGTTATATATTGACCCATTTGGCAGAAAATTCCGCTATGTTCAGGCTGGTGCTTCGGCTTTAGTTACAGGGAATCTTCTTCAGGAAGCAGCAGAAGTCACTAACTTCCGCTCAATGGTAGTTCAGGCGGCAGTTGCAATCGGGGACACCATGATTCCCGTAACTTTGGGTGGGACAGCAGTTACTGCCAATCAGTTTGAATCAGGAGATTTGGTTGTAGAATCTTCAACCGGAATTGGGCAGGTATTCAAGATCGTAAGACATGATGTTCAGACTTCAACAACCGGTACTTGCAAGTTCTATGTTGACAGAGCAGTCAAAATTGCCCTTACTACATCTTCACAAGTTTCAGTCAGGAAAAATGCTTATGATGGAGTAATTCAGTATCCGGCAACCACCCAAACAGGTGGAGCAGTTGGGATTGCTCTTTACGCCATGACTGCCGCCTACTATGGATGGATTCAGTCAGGAGGAGATTGTGCGGCACTCTTTGACGACGGCACAAATACTTCAAACGGCGTAACGGGAATAGTTCCATCGGCATCAGTAGCGGGTTCAGTTAAACCGGCGGCTGAGACAGACGCTTCCTCAGCTTGGATTGGTTGGAGTAGGGAAGTGGCATCAACTGATTCAACGATGGGCTTTGTTCATTTGACAATTGACTAACGCATTGACGAGGTATTTCAGGATGCGTAAGGATTAACCCCTTACGAGGGGTTTTTTAACAAATATGGCTAAAGATAAAAACAAAAAGAGTACGGAAGAGGTATCAACCATTAGGGTTTGTGGAGAATGTGATGGGGAAAAAACAGCCAATGGAAAAACACCATGCGAAGTTTGTAACGGAACAGGAGTATTAGAATAATATGGGAAAAGCACGAAATTACATACCGGCACTAGCGTTTGGACACAAGATTATGCCCGAAGATTTGGCGGGTATGATTGGCTTGCCTTATGTAGGCGATATTTTCTATGTTGATGCTACTGCGGGATCAGATACCGCCAATTCCGGGACCTCCCAAAATAATGCTTTAGCAACAATTTCCGCTGCTTATGATAAAACAGCCACTAATCAACACGATGTGGTTGTTATAGTCCCAACCGGAGGAACAGGCAGAACTGCAGAAACTACAGCCATTACTTGGGCAAACAGCCGTACTCATTTGATTGGAAATGCAGCACCTGTAAGACAAAATGTTAGAGCAGGCATGGGTTTTGGAGTAGGAGGATCACTTGTTATTTCCGGGAGCGGTTGTATTTTTAAAACTCTTACATTTACCAGTTCAGAAGATATTGATGAAACAGTATCTGTAACAGGTCACCGTAACTCTTTTATTGGGGTTGATTTTAAAGGAACATCAAATGCTACCTCAGCTGACTCTACACCTTGGAGAGCACTTAATATAAATGCCGGTGAGGAAAATGTTTTTGTGGGTTGTACTTTAGGAGCCGATACAATGACCAGAGGCGTT